GTCGTGTATCAGTTTTCGCGCACCGCCTCTCAAAGATTTAGAGAAAGACACGTATAAGTTAGATGACAAGTGTTATGAATATAAGACGAAGGCGGTGAAATGCGAGGCGGGGAAGAAAGAAGTGAAACTTTCGAAATAAAATTGAATTATACTTAATATATTCGTTATTGTAATACAGCCTAACAATAACGAAATTATAAATGGAACTCGTAACCGAACCCGACGTGTATTCTCCAAATATAGACGACAAAGGCAATTATGTTGACAAAATACCGTCATTCAATACAGCCGCGCTCGCGAATGGACTACGTTGTCCGTGTGGAACCCGAAAAGACAAGGTGTATCTATCATCCTCCTTATTTGCTGCGCACTGTAAAAGCAAAACACACGAAAAATGGGTCCAAGACCTCAACACAAATAAATGTAACTTCTTTACAGAAACCCAAAAACTCCGTGAAATCGTTCATGCCCAGAAAATTATGATAGGAAAGTTGGAGTTGGATGTATCTAGTAAGAATATCACAATTGGATACCTCACTCAAGAACTCTCAAAGATAATGAATGGAGGAACGACACCTGCGAATGATATGTTATTATGTTGAAACTCATTCGTCCAAAATACAACTCTACGTTCTCTGTGTATGTATATCCGGTTTTTTTCTTATTTTAATTCTATTTAGAAGTTCATAATGAGCGACACAACCAGTATTGATGACCTCCCTTTAAGTAGTCAAACCCCGAGCAATGCCTATGGCGGCGGGGGCGGCAACGGTGGCGGCGCGCCACTTATTTACTCACCGAATGTAGCCGGTGAGCCGTTATCATCGCACGGACCAACACAAATCCCCGGAAATGTAATGAATGAAGTCATGCATGGCGTCCAGCGAGCTAGCGCCAATGGTATGACGATGATACCCACGAGAGATATTCCGATGAACCCGAATTCTTTCACACATGACGACCAAGCACGACCGAATTATGTTCCGCAACCGCAGTCAATGTCGGATTCACACGGCGGTGGTGGTGGCGGCGGCGGCGATTATATTAAGGATCACACATCGATGGAAAGTATCGTCCGTGCCAACGCACGTCAGTCGAATCAGCTCGACACTATCGAGTCAATTTATTACGACTTACAGATGCCAATTCTTATCGGTGTTCTGTATTTCATATTCCAGATGCCCGTTTTCCGCGCACAACTGCTCCACTTCCTGCCGTCATTATTCGGCGAAGACGGGAATTTCAAAATCATGGGTCTCACCGCCACAAGTGCGATGTTCGCCGGGACATTTTTCGTCATTATGAAGATTTTCAATAAGTTGGGAGAGGGTTTTAGGTGAGCTAGGCTCGGCTCGGCTTAGTCCTTACGCGCCTTTTTCCGCGTCTTCTTCGCTCCCGAGCTCGCGTGTTCATACGGAATATACCGCAAGAACCACTCCTCGAATTCCCGCGAATCACGCTTCCCCTTGAGCTCTTCGTATTTCTCCGTTTTCTCGAACCGCATCGACTCCAATGTCGGTTGTTTTCCGTAACAATTAATACTGAAACGCCGTAATAATCCGGTCTGTTTTAAGCGGTTATGTTGCTGAACATCGAAGAGAAATTGCGACATACAGAGGATGCGGTTGATATCATAATAGACGCGGTTGGCATAAATGAACGCCAGATAAAAACTCAACATTGTATCGATGGTCGCAATACGTATTGTCGCACCGGTGCCGCCAGTGCCGCCAGTGCCGCCGTCAATCCGTATTGTATTATAACTGTGGCACGCAAGCGGCTTATACAAAAAAGCGATTACTTCATCGCCGACACGAATATCATAATGCTCGGAAATGACCTCGCCGACACCAGCGTGTTTCGTATATTTGACGTCTTTGAAATTATGCGCGGTAAGCTCACGGACGACCTCTTCGCACAATTCGCGCGGGTCTTCTGAGAGAATATCAAAATCGGGGATTTTTTGGACGATGCGGCGCTGGTGTTTGGGCATATACCGCGAGTATAAGATGTTGGCATACCCGCCGAAGAATACAGCGCGGTTTTTGATAAACACATCACGGACAATATTATAGATATTGGTTTCGACGAGTTCCTTCTCTCGATTGCTGCTGTATGATAGCCGCGATGTATTGACGGAATATTCTTCTGTTGGCTTTCCTTTCGACGGCGACGGCGACCGAGATCGAGACTTACTAGGCATCGGCATCGGCATCGGTGTCGCATCCGCGTCTAATTCGCGCGTTTTCATAGAATATAATACAAATATATCATCCTTACCAAATAATCTCTCGTAGGTCGCCATCAACCTATATCTATGCGTGACTTTATCCTCTTCTATCGTATATTTGAAATCACCGATAGTCTCTTCATGCGATGAAACCGTGTGATACAAATGCTTCATATATTTACTCAAATCATGATATTTACGTATGATTTGATTGACTGCTTTACGTTTGTGTGCTTTCGCGCTTCCGCTGTTGCCGCTGCCGCTGCCGCCTCCTCGCTTCACTGTCCGCGACTTCGATGCCGACCGCGATCTCGTTTTTGAAATACTAACTTCCCCCGTATTCGACGCAGTCGCACCATCAAATCCGCGCTGATACTCTATTTTATCACAGTCATAGCCTTTGAGGGGATAATGCGTATTAAGAAGGGTAAGACGCTTCTGGACTTTTTCCCACCGCGAGACATCGCCGTCGGGGCGCGAGAGCTCGAGATACATCGCCATACGAAGAAAGTCGGGGGGCGCATACCGAATATCCTTTTTAATGATTGCGTCACGAGAGATAGCCTTGAATAATTCGGGCTCCATATTCGTAATATCGGCAATTCCAGTGAAATTTACGAAGACCTTATATGTTCCATGATGAACACCGGATTTGGCTTCTACATCCTCGTATCCTGCCTTATAATAAATATCCGCGAGTTCCTTCGCATGGTCAAGCGCATTATCAGAATAAAAATCGTAGTCGGGAAGCTCGACATCTTTATTATAAAACTGTGCGTCTTCAGGGAGGATATTATTGATGGCTGTTCCGCCGTAACATACGAGCTTTTTGTCTGCGATGAATTTCTCTACGATGGATATAATTTTTTGGACTTTGGGATCCTGTATCACCTTTTCGCCTTTTCGTTTTTCAACCAAATCAACGGCGTCGCGGAGGATTTCGAGCTCCTTTTCTTCGAACGTTACGTTCTTCTCACCGCGGTTAGGCTTTTTACGCGACATATCACGAACCTAAAATAATATGATAATATTACGACGCTTATCATATGATTAGAAAATAATAGTGCGAACTATAATGACTGGGGTAATTTGCGGAGTGAGTGGAGCCTAACCCTTGTGGTATTCGCTGCGAACACCCAACTCAAATGCGTAAATGCTATATTGTTGAGTGGATCATTATCAACCACCCCAATATTGCGAATTATAATGACTGGGTAATTTGCGGAGTGAGTGGAGACTAACCCTTGCGGTTTGGCGAAACGAACGTAGCAAATTACATTATAAGTCAAACTTGACATCACCCGCCGCCTCCACGGGACGAGACTCCATAGATGATTTCGGGTTGGGAGGCGCTGGCGGAGCAATCGTAATTGGAACATACCGCAAATCCTCCGGTTTCAAAATGAACGCATACCCAACCGACGCAAATTTATCTTCATATGCTTTAAGTTTCTCATCACGCACCTCTTCCTGAAAACACATCGCCGCGATTTGACACCCCCACGTGTATGGACCATTATGTCCATCATTGATTGGCCTGCCTGCTTTATCGGGAATCACAAGACACATATTCTTCTTATTTGAGTCCTTGAATGTTTGAGGATCGGCGATATTCTTAACACCAAAATACGTGTATTTCGAGAGAAAAAGCGAATTTGAACTCATATTAATCAACTCTAACAATCTGGTCTTTCGGTAAATCTGATTAGTTCCATCCACCATGAGTATGATTTTCCCCTTGAAGTTTAATAGATTTTCATTCCCTAAATCCTTCGTCTGGAACTCGCGCCCATACTTTGGCCCCAAGAGGTTTCGAGCCATCGTTTTACTCTGAGAGATTATCTTTGCCAGATTATCATACATCGTGACATTTCGCGACATGATGCGCATATGGATAATAAAGGGGTCGCCTGGATTCGGGCACTTCGATCCTGAAAACACGTAACTGCCCAATACCTCGAATGCGTCGCTTACAGGAATATGATTGAACGTTTCCTTGTAATTGAATGAATTCACGGATGATGATGCGATGACTGGCTGGTTCTCTACGGAAAACACCTCAAAGTCGATAAACCGACAACCGCGCGCGATGACATATAATAGCGCGTCCATGCTCACGTTTGAATTCTTGAATTTATCGGGATTGAATGCGTTATATGCGGATTTAATATAATAATCGCGCAACTTGAATTTACTTTGACTATCAGCAGGATTAATTGACGTGATGTTTTTATCTATGAACTCTTTTGTGTTTTCATCGGGGTTTTCCAAACCTTCTTTTACTGAGTTGATTGGCTTATCCGTAGTTGGTGCGGCTACCGGAGGGGGCGTCGTGGTCGTGGTCGTCGCGGTCGTGGTCGTCGCGGTCGTAGTCGCCGTATTGAACGTATCAAGTGTGGTTGCCGCCTTTTTACGCTGATTAATCGTCATTTCATTTTCGGGTGTTTCAACTGTAAAATTCTCGGTGGATAATACTGGTGTTTCGGTCTTGTAATTTTTGAGTAGGCCTTTTAATTGGGTCATAAGTTCGGGTTCTGCCGTCGCCGCTGCCACCGCCGCTGCTTTGTCCTTCTTCGCACGGTCGTCGGCCTCGAATCCCTCCTGTATTGCCGCCTTTGCTTGATAACAACGGGTTTTAATGAGTTCAGATATCTTCCATATTGCAAAAACGATTATAATCACGCCGATGAATACGAATTCTATTTGGTTTTCTTTCATTATGTTGTATATAATATGAGATTTTTATATATTATGGTATATAAAGTAATATATAACATAATATATAACATAATATCAACCCCGCCGCATACAATACTAAATGACTGGTGGTTTATTGAATCTGGTCGCTACAGGCAACCAAAATGTTATTTTAAATGGCAACCCAAAAAAATCGTTTTTCAAAAGTACATACCTTAAATATACGAATTTCGGTCTTCAAAAGTTTAGAGTTGATTTCGATGGTCAGAAGAAGTTGCGCATGACCGAAGAGTCCAAATTCACTTTCTATATACCGAGATATGCGGAACTACTGATGGATACATATATTTGCGTGACACTGCCGTCGATCTGGAGTCCGATTCACCCTCCCGCACGTGTCGAGGATATGTGGGCGCCGTATGAATACCGGTGGATTGAAAATCTGGGCACGCAAATGGTGAAGGAAATCGTGATTTCGGTAGGTGGTATGACCCTCCAGCGTTTCACCGGTAATAATTTGATGTCGATTGTCGAGCGCGACCTTGATGCCACCAAGCGCGAATTATATAATGAAATGACGGGACATGTCCCAGAGTTATACAATCCGGGCTGTTCCGGCGCACGACTGAACCAGTATCCGAATGCCTATCGCACGAGTAACATCGCTGGGTCAGAACCGTCGATTCGTGGGCGAAAACTATACATTCCCATCAACGCATGGTTCACACTCTCTTCCAAGATGGCATTTCCGCTGGTATGTCTTCAGTATAATCAACTTCAAATTGATGTCACGCTACGACCGGTGAAAGAGTTATTCACGATACGCGATGTGGGCGATCCAGGCAATTATTGGCCAGTTGTTCAGCCAGACTTTACAAATCCGCTCCATCAGATGTGGCGGTTCTTATACCCACCGCCCAGTATCGATTTATCTCTCAATTCATATCCTAGTCTTCGAACAGATTGGAACGCCGATGTTCATTTGATGGCGACATACTGCTTTCTCTCGGATGAAGAATCGAAAGTCTTCGCGGCCAACCAACAGAAATATCTGATCAAATCGTATTATGACTGGGTGTTCAATGATGTAACGGGCAATCGAAAAATCAAAATAGAGAACTCAATGGGAATGGTGGCGTCATGGACAATGTTCTTCCAGAGGAGCGATGTGAATATGCGAAATGAATGGAGCAATTATACGAACTGGCCGTATAGTTATTTGCCATATGATATTATTCCCGCGCCGATTGATGACGACTGGCGCCCTTCGGCGTTTAATGAGATTGTCAATGCGGCGAGTGATATGTCATTCAATAACACATTCCCATTTGACCGCTACTTCTTTGATAAAAATGGACCGAAGAACGGGATCGGCCCTGGAATCAATCCGCGGGATAAACGACTCACTGGACTTCATATTACGGGCGACTTTCAATCGGAGAATCAGCGCGACATTTTACAGACGATGGGAATCTCTCTGAATGGGAAATACCGAGAGAATTTACTGGATGCTGGAGTGTATAATTACATCG